ATCCATTGCAAACCTAAAGTATTCTGGTGATTTACCAGTGAGGTTACTAAGCATACTGTTGGATACATATTCAGTATCCTGGTAGTAGCAGTCGTGTGTGAGTTGATTGTCTTTTATTAATTTCATTGTTTGTGTATTAAGCATAAGGGCCCTCGATTAAGAGAGCCCCCAATGCAAACAAAAAGAGAAAGTTCTACAAAAGTAGTTACTATTCTTTTGCTCCCGTTTCTTCCTCTTTTTTATCTGTACTATTTTCCTTCTCTGCTTGTTCTTTTTCAAATTGCTCATCCATCTCTTTCATTCTAGTTAAGATGATACCAGCTTCTGGAATCTTAAGGCAATAATCAAATAGACTTTCTCTAAATCCTTTTATATCTACCTTCTCAGTAGCATTATAATCTTTATGCACCCAAGTTAATAAAGCTACCTCGTGAGCGTGTAACGCTTCTGATAGTGCTTTCAATGCATCATTTACTTTAGTGTCAACTTTAAATTCTTCACCCATAATGCTGATTTTTACTTTTTTAGCTTTTGTCGTCATACAATTCTTTTTCTAGTTTAATTATTTTTGTTTTTAATTTGTCATTCTTTTCTAATAATATTTCAATTAGTTTTGTTTCTTTTTCAACTGTAGAGCTAGGCGTTCCAATTAATATGCCCTTATACTTAAGGTATAACTCATTAGTCTCTTCATAAAGTCTTTCTATATGTGGATAAACTGAAATAAATCTTTCTGTTATCTTTATATAATGAATGACTGAAGCATGTGTTCTATTTAAACAAGTCGCTATGTCTTTAAATGTCATTCCTACTTTCTTTCTGAGAATATAAGCTAAGATCATTCTCTTTTCAACTAGAGTTCTTTTTCTACTCTTAGACCTTAATTGCCATACACTGATATTTACGTTATCGCAATACTCCGCAATAAACACTTCTAAGCTTTTCGTCATAATACTTCTATTATTACTCCTGCTTTTTCTTTGTCGTAGCTGTACCTCCCAAAACTAGGGATAATACAATCACAATTATCATCTTGAATATAATCATATTTAACCATTAAATCTTGAACTGTCTGACATGGGTTGATGTAATCGAACTTTCTCCTACTGTTCCTTATGAATGTAAACTTAATTTCATAGGGAGCTTGCTTATTTTTTATAAGGCTTTCGAAGAGAGCCCTATTACTCACCCAGTCGCTTTTAGTATTTTTAATGTAATTCATAACTGTCTTAGAGTGAATCAGATACTTTCCTGTCCATCTCTTACCGTTCTTTGAAGAAGGTACATTGTCAGCTATAAAAACTTTATTCATTTTGCAAATATACTAAAATTATAACAGTGTTAGAAAGGCATGCTTTCATCGTCAATACTAGAAGTCATAGACTTATTAGCTGCTGACCAATCAGAATGCTTTTTGCTAAATTCTGCCATTTTATCTGACGCTAGCTCTTGATTCATATCATCATTGTATGTACAGTTAGCACCAGCTTTAGCAGACCATCTGTACTTTGTAGACGTTCTAATAACAGGTTCTTGTGTTTCTCTATTAACACCTATGTACTCTTCTGATATAAATGTAACCATAAGAGATTTACCTATAGCATCATTCATAGCTTTACTGTCATCACTAAAGTCTCTAACTCCCGCATTCACTAAGAAGTCTTTGATTTGCTTAGTCTTCCATTCTTGTGTTGAAGGTTTGTCGGTTTGTTTAACAGCCCAGAACCTACATCTACCTACCTTACCAAGACTCTTGATGTTGAAGTCTATATAAGGAGATCCTTTGTAGTCCTCATTTTGATCAGAAGTTCCCATTGAGGTAACCTCACATTCATATGCTCCTGGAGATATGTATTCTACTTTTTCTCCTTTTGCTCTAGTTTCTGTACTAGTGTTTAAATTAAACGGTAATATACTCATTATTTATTGTTTTTAATTATTTGTAATTCACTCTCTAAATATAGCTCTGCTCTATAATTTATTTCTTTATTTGATAATTCTAACTCCCAATCAGGACCTGCAATTACATATAAAGATTTTTCACTATATACAGTAGGTATATCTTGTAGCTTAAACCACTCTTCTGCATACTTGATTTGTTTACTTGCCATTTTTGATTTTCCAGTTAATATACTTAGTTAATGTTACTCCATCAAAGATTATCTTATCTTTCTCTGGAGCGTATGGGTACTCTTTACCCTTGTATTGTTTTGTTGTAAGAGTTTGTATCTCTAATCTGTATAAGAATCTACCTATACCCCACTCTACACATGCGCGTTTAAATGCATCTGATACATGACCTTTATCTTTCTCTACTTTAGATTCTGATCCTGTGTCTGATTTCCACACCCATTCTTTGCCTGTAAACACACCTACCTTACAGAAAAGCAAGCCATTTGCTTCATAAAATATATTTTGCCAGTTTGCTGGACCTACGACTTCATCTAATATATCCATACAATCCCTAGCGTCTATATAAGCCACACAGGTTGTCTTACCATATTTCGTGGACTGTACTCGCCACTTAAATGGTAGTTCTTTTGATAAATCTTTTAAATTCATTGTTCTTTAGTTTTTTCTTTTGCTTGTTTAATTTTTCGTGCTGCTGCGATAGCAACTACGAACTTTGCGAATCTTCTTATCATCACAGGTCGTCCTCTTAATATTAAAGTTAATGCTATCTCTTTAAAAGTTAAGATTAATACCTGTCTGACAAGTTTCTTATCAATACCTAGATCATGTGCAATCTCTTTTACAATCTCTGGTATTGTTGATTTATTAGTTTTATCTCGTCCCATTTAGAGAGCAAAGATACATAATTATTCCTTATCTCCAAATAATCGAACAGCTAAATACATTGGAAGTATTATAAACGCTGCAACAATCAAGGAAAATAAGATAGGCCCTAGCACAAAAACAAGAACAGCGACTAGCGTCACTGCTATCATTGGGTACTTACCTATTAACTTATACTTTCTCATAATCTACAAATTTAGTTATTTCACTTTTAAAAGTTAGAGTCACCTCCCCGACACCAATATTTCTACCTTTAGCAAATATTATGTTAGCAGTTCCCTGACTTTTCTCACCGTCATCATTAAACTCTATACCATAATACTCTGGACGATATATAAGCATAACTACATCAGCAGCTTGCTCTATCTCACCTGACTCTCTAAGATCAGATAATGTAGGTTTACTGTTGTTACGATTACCAACACCTCTATTAAGTTGACTTAATGCTATAATAGTGATGCCTAACTCTTTAGCTAAATTCTTAAGACTTCTAGCGACTTGACTAACCTCCTGTTCTCTACTCCCAGCACCAGACTTAGCACTAACCAGTTGAAGATAGTCTACCATTACAAGCTTAGCACCATGATTCTTTACATAATCTTTAATCCTATGTGTTAGATATCCTAATGAAGTTATATTACCTTCATCAATAGTCAATGGTAAAGATTCTATAGTTGTTATTGTATCGTGTATTTTACGTAACTCCGTATCATCTAGAGTTCCATTTGTAATATATCTATTACTAATACCTGATTCCATAGAAGCTAATCTTCTTATTAGCTGTATAGCTGACATTTCATAGGAGAATATAACAGTAGGCGTCTCAGTATACTTAGCAGCGTTGTAGGCGAGAGCTAGAGCAAAACTAGTCTTACCCATAGATGATGCTCCTCCTACGATAATAAAGTCTGTTTCTTGCCAACCACCTGTAAATCTATCGATAGCTTGAAAGCCAGATGCTATACCAAGTAACCCGTCTGTATTCATCCTTACTTCAATATCTTTTAGAAATTCACTTAGCTGAGTCTTCAAGTCTTTCCTGTCTTCCACCTTACTTATATTAAGCTTAGACATTTCACTATTAATATCCCCTATGATTAGTTCTAATTCATCATGGTTAGATATCCTGTTACCAACATTTTGCATCATAACAGACAGTGATCTTTTCTGAAATTCTTCAGTTAGTATTCCTATACAAGTTATAGCTTCTGTGTATTCAAAAGATTGGTCAATTATTAAAGAAAGCTCATATGTTACATTAACACCCTTACCTCCCTTAATAAGTCTTGATATACTTAATATATCTATTTCCTGACCTTTATCTTTTAAATCATCTATAGCATGATACACGGATCTATGCAGATCATTATGGAACAAGTCTTTGTGTAGTATTTGTGAGAACTTACCTAATAGTTCTTTATTCACAATTAACTTTCCTAGTAGTGCTTGCTCTATA